GGTGATCAGAACGGCTTAAGCACAAGGCTTCAGGGCACCGATCAAAGAGGACTAATTGCTTCCCCTATACTTTTTCGCTTATCAGAGCGATCTGTATTAGAATATTCGCATGTAGAATAGTATGCAAGTATTATTTTATGGAGGCTAAAATGATTTGCACTAGTTGCGGAGAAGACGAAACAAAAACTACGTTTTACAAAGCGTTGAGTGGTTACCGTCAGCCTTGTTCCACGTGCCTCAATTTATCCGCAAGAGAAAAGAGAGCGGTAGGACAGGCTTTTGAGCGTGAAATCTTTAGCCAGGATGGTGGGTACTATTCTGACAACACTCCGGCCCTGCTCAAGATGATGCGACCAACTAAACTTTAACTGGCCGCCAATGGCAAACATTATCAATAGCTACCCACGATGTAACCTCGTTTATCCTGCTGGCTGGAGTGGGGTTATTTAGCTTGTGATGACAAAGAGTTATCACCCCGTAAGACATTTTATCAAGCTGATCTTGTAGTTTCTTATCCATGATTAATTACTCTAAATCAAGCCAAGGCGACCAATCCCGTTCATCGCCCTCTGCTTTCTCAATCACCGCTAAAGCTTGAGTTAAAACGGCTATTTGATGTACGAGGTCACGCTTGTCACTACCAGCAGTTTCATCACGAAATTCGCCTTTAAAGCATGTTGTGTATTTATCTTGGTCTACTGAGCGCCTTTCCCCGTTATTTTCACCGCAACAAAAGAATGAAGCGTTATTATCAGATGCAATAATAGATAGGCTTATGCAGTCCTTTCTCCCTCTTGGGCAGTCATAAGGTATTTTCATCATTCTAATGCCTCGGCCAGGATTGAATCACGTTCTTGTAGCTCGAGATTAACAACAAAGTCATGTTGTGACATTATCATCTCAGCCAGCATCATTCTGCGACCTGACCGGCAATCTAGCGACCAACCATGACAAACCCTATCGTCATCCCATCCAGCCACATAAAAAAGACTTCTAAGCTCTCCAGATTCGGCCTGTTCCAATAGCTTGCGTAGTGAATTAATAGTATTTTGATTTGGCGACCTGTCTTTAATGTCTTCCAGCTTAGCCATGACGGTTCCTTTTAAATGACAATCAACTTAACAGATTTTCCAGTGCTATACATGCCGTACAAGGCCGGTTATCGATATCAGGGCCATTACAGACGCTACACTCTTTTATCTCTTGCAGTAATGCCTTACGGAATTCTGGATTTTCTAACAGCTCATCTACTGTATCTTTAAAGTCTCTTGTTAATGGCATATAGACCTCATTAAAAACCGCATTGATTAAGCATACCACACAATTAATTCATCCCCGCGCTGATATTAACTTGCAATATTGGTGGATTAGCATAGAATTGATAGTGCTGGGTGCAAGACACTTTGTTCCCATAGAAGAGGTTTTCCCCTTGGTTCGCCTCCCCAGCACACGATTTAATAAGAATGAAGGGCGTGTTTAAGCAGCTAAGGGTATGCAGTACCTTTCCAATTATACCCCAAAACCGTTTTAAGCAGAGTTGTTATTTGTGGTGGCGATGCCCTGAAATAGCGTAAGGGAAGTCCTGTTGTTCAGGCTGTGCCGGTTGTGACCCAAGAGCGCGTTAAATACGATACGAGTCACCAGCGCCCCTTCAAATAACAATTCTCAGTTACATTCAATAACCAGGCTGATCCTGACGAAAACGCAGCCGACCAAAGTAACGTATAACTACCGCACCAGCCAGTAAGCCGAAAGGAAACTGGCAAAGCATGGTCTTAGATCGTGTGGATATAGAGGGGTGTGGACTGCTCACCACAAGGGGCAGGGCATAAACAGGCGTATGGTGATATATGAAATTGCACTTTACAAAAAAAGATTTCAAGATTGATTGGTTTAGCGGGACTGGCGCAGGTGGCCAGCATCGTAATAAACACCAGAACTGTTGTCGAATTACTCATATCGAGACAGGACTGCGCGCTCAAGGTACGGAAGCAAGAGAGCGTATATCCAATCAGAAGAAAGCTTTTGAACGTCTAACTAGATTACTAACATCTCATTATTCTGCTGACCCTGAAGGGCGTAGAAATACCTCAGAAGTCATTCGTAACTATCATGCCGAAAGGAATGAGGTTAAGGATAAAGTTTCGGGTAAAACTATGCTTTATACAGATGTTGTCGGGAAAGGCGATATTGGCGAGATGATAGAAGCTAGACGGCGTGCAATGATTGAAAAGTAGGGCAGTCCGGCAAGACTGAGTAATAAACTGTGACCTGATAAGTGTAGTTATATGATTAGTGGGCTATAGGATTATGGTAGGGATCACCAACCCCTCTAATTGATAGCTATGCTTAATTAATGAGGAGAATGAAATGTATGTGAATACCCCACCAAAACGATGCAGAAAGTGTGATTCTCTCCGTAACGAGACATTTACACAACCGGACGTGACTGGCATTAGGTGTTTGAAATGTGGACATGAGAGCCGAACAGTAACTACACATACTGAAAGTAGTGAATCTATAAAGTGGATAAGCACTGAAGTCAATAACGTATTTTAATGTCTACTATGGGAGAAAGGAAATGAGCTTCACTATAACCGAAGAAGAGAAGGCTGCTTATAGGGCGTTGTGGAAATCAGAAGGTAAGCCAGTAACCCAAGCTAAAGAAGACCCTATGCCCATCACCGTTGAGTATCTACTTAAGCAGCGTGAGCGTGAGAATGAATTGATACTTGAGATGAAGGCGGAGATTAGCACCCTGAAAAGCCAGCTAAACAATTGTCGGCAGAAACGCAAAGGAGACTGATATGTGGAACTTTGAACTAGTTAAAAAGTTTATGGCTCAGAAGTGCGAGTGCGGCCAGCAGCGTAGATGTGAGATACAGAAGCGTTTAACAATCACTGGCAATGGCGTGACCGCTGTACCGGCAGAGGCTTATATGAAGTGTGGTAAATCTCGCAAGCAGCTATTGGGGGTCAAAGCGTTAGAGCAGAAGCTTTCATCAAGCAGAGTGAAATAAACATTGACGGTATCGCGTTACTGTATTACATTTATGTAGAGTTTGTTTCTACATGAATTTTAACTGAGGATATTGAGATGAAACCAGAAAAAACAAAGAAAGGATTAACGTTTTTCCCTGTTCCAGAATTCAGTGGCGTTGATGCTGCTTTTGGAGCGGATGAGTCTCGTTATTTCGACCGACATGACCTGCCAGAAGTGCCGGGAAAATACGAGGCTATGGCTAATGACCTTATGTTCAATGGCGGTAGTTTAGAAGGAATTTCTGAAAAGGTTGATGGCGCCGCCGCCACAACAGCTGTTAGAGCATGGCTTTCCAGTTGGGCGCCGGCTCACGAGGCGAAGGTTGCCACTGTTGGTTACGCCCTTTGGCTATGGAGCGATGATGAGGCGTTGAGCGTATAACGAACGGAACCAGAATTATGGCAAAGAACAAAGCAGCAATGATGCGCAGACTACGCAGAGAGCGCAAAGAGCAGGGGTTGGTCGAGTTGCGAGCATGGCTAACCCCTGATCACAAGTCAGTCATAGAGAGGCAGATAGAGTGCTTAAAGCGGGGCGCCGATGGAAATAATTCTTAATACCGGAAAATACCACCAGATCGACGATGCCGACATAATCAAGTGGGTATCACTCTATCCAGCTATAGATGTACATCAAGAGCTAAACAAGATGATAGCCTGGTGCGATGCTAATAAGTCTAAGCGCAAGACTGCAAAGGGTGTTAGCCGGTTTATCGTGAATTGGCTATCCAGGGCGCAAGACAAGGGTGGTAGCGGCAATCCTGCGCAATACAATAATCAGCCAATGACTAATGCCAGTGATCTTCAGACGGATCTATCGTGGGTGCCAGAGGGCGAGCTAAAGGAGCAGACAAAGGCGCTGTTTATCAGCAAGTATGGCTTCTATTCTATAGCCGGTCAGCGAGTAACTGCAGCGCCGAAGATGATAGCTAATTAGTAAATCTGTACCTCACGCGATATTAGATTGGAGAATGAAATGCAGAACAATATAGAGATAGATTTCGGTAATGATGGTTTTAAAATCCAAGCAGTTCTACAGATGGACGGAAATCAGTGGTGTGTTGGAGTCGGTGATAATTTGCAGCAAGGGCTTTATGAGTTTGGTGACACACCCATGATGGCAATCAATAAGTTTAAAGATGCCTTCCGTAACGCTAAGTAATGTACTTTGAGGTGAATTAAAAATGTTAAATAAATGTGATTTATTGATTCCAGCTATTAGGCAATATCAGCACAATGATGGCGAAGGATTAGTTATGGCATACGACCAGCGCGAAACGCAAAAGCTGGTATATGAATTAATTCAAAGGATCGAGAAGCTAGAAAATGGGCTAATGGGTTTCAAGACACAATATAGTCTTAGCCCTTGGATACATCGACAAGTTGATGAGGCAATGGGCCTCTAACTTTTAATCCTGTACTTTGGAGTGAATTAAAATGATTAACCGGTTTTTAAGGTGGCACAGGAAACGCTTGGTATTGAGGCTTGCAAGCCAGCCAACGCCAGCAACCAAGGAGCAGCTCATCACCCATTACGAACACATGATGATTAACGCGATCAATCAGGAAACAAAATCTGAACAAGCTATGTTGTCCGTAGCAACTGGGGTGTTGAACCTGATTGACCCTATTACCCAATAATGTACCTCACGCAAAATTAGAATTGGAGAAGATTATGAGTGAAAAATACGCACCGACGCAGGCAGGAACTATTACTGGATACTACCCGGAATTCTGTGTTGATGATGTGTGGCAAAGAATAGAGGTTCATCCAAGAGAGGGCGGAGTACCGGGGGATAAATATTATAGCGGCGTCCTCAGAACAATAGGCCTTTGTAGTTATGAACAAGCCAATGCACTTGCGTGGATTTTTGCCGCAGATGCCGCAGCTAACGGTAGGCACATAGATGTGCGGGCGAAGTCGTATGAAGTCTCATACGATATAAAAGCAAAAGAACTATCGGATAAATCGTAGTTCTGTACTAAAAGCGACATATAACTACGGAGTGATGAAGATCATGAAGAAATTTAACAAAACTGTGTTGATTTTGGTTGTCGGATTGACCGTGCTGTTATGTGCAGGGTGTAGTGAAATTACCCCAGCACAACTAAAAAGCGCAGATAGTATTTGTGATGAGAAAGGTGGAGTTAGGATGATTATGGCTTATGCTCTAAAGTCTAATGTTGTTTGGCGTATAACACGATAGATCATTAATGCTATACTGTCGCAATTGGAGGGATTATGGGCTGGTTAAGTTTTTTAAAATCAACACCGAAAGCCATTGACGATATATTCGATAAAGATAATGGTCACCTAGCCAAGATTGGTAGCTGGATTGGTAATCAGCAGTTTACTGATCAAGAGCAGGCTGAACTAAATGCCAAGATTGGTGAATCAGTGCGCGGTTATGCTGTGGCTACGTTGTCCGAGAATACTGATCGATCTAGGGCGCGGCGGGAAATGTCGGTATTTATCCTGAAGTTCTATTGCTTGTTGGTATTTATGACCGGCATGACGTACCAATTTGACAAAGAGTGGTCTCAAATTTGGTTTAAACTAGCTAGTCTGCCAACACTCGGAGCCTTAGTTGCCGGTGTTGGGCTGTTCTTTTGGGGTACTCATGCGCTTAGGTCTACTAAGCATGGGAAAGATTGATGAGATTGCTCTTAAGGTCTGCCAGCATTCCCGGCATAGGCACGTTCGGCAGGTGGTATCATGATGGAAAGCCATTGTGCTGTTCAGTTGAGCGTGAGTGGAAGAACAACGAACCATCAATAAGCTGTATTCCCGCCGGCGATTATCGACTGGAATGGCACGATAGCCCCAAGTATGGCCGGAGACTGCATTTTGTCGCGCCATCGTTAGGTGTTACAGTAAGCGGACCATCACAGCGTACACACTGCCTCATACACCCGGCTAATTGGCCTACACAGGTAGAGGGCTGCAACGCTCCAGGGCTTGTATTCAAAGACAAGGTGCCAGATAGAGGCCTTGGTGTTGCTAGTAGCCGTGTAGCTGTTGAGATATTAGAGGCTTTAGTTCCTGATGATGGCTGTGATGTAACTATTGAACGGTATGTGATCTAATCGGGGTTAAATAATGGGAGTGATCAATAAAACGTCCACTCGACGACCTAAAATTCTATTTACAGCAAATGATATTCAATCTTCTTCTGATGTTTTCAACGAAACGTTAGACGCATCAACAGTGGGTGGTGACCCCACAGTATCCACAATTGATTACAATAATACAGAAATACCCATTCCCGAACCCTTTAGAAAGCTTTATGGCGTTACGCAATTAATCAAGATAACAGTTGCCTCAAGTTCTACATCAACGCCGAGAGAGGCGGGTTTCGACTTCACTGGTTTTTCAATTGAAATGCCTAATGAACTAATCGATCAGTTTGGGTTTGTAGTTTATTCTCCACAACAACAGGGTGAAAATGGTAGCGGATCACACTTACGTTATGGTATTCGCGCTTTTTTTGGTCAGAACACTACGCTGACTGCGCCATTTAGAGGATTTCAGGCGGCAAGAAATGACTTTGATGAGGATGACGGCATAGGTACTTGTGGCTGGCAGGTTATCTCTTTCCATGAGTCTCAGTCTAATTTTGATTCGGGCGTTATTGACTGGGCAGACCCCTTTCAAATGTGCCGTATACGCTGTGAAGGGTTAGATACCCGTGATGGTTACGTGCCGGAAGTAGGAGAGACAGTAGAATTCTACATTGGCATGTTTTTCATGAATCAACGCCAGGAAGCCGGATTTTTAGTTTCTGCCGATGATAATGATATTGAGCAGATGCACGGTGGATATCTAGGATTAAAAAATATTACATCTGTAACTCAGGGTGCAACTACAACAATCAACTTCCCCGATCATCCGTGGTCTAATGGCGATAAATTAAACTTCCGTATTGCTGGTGGAGGTATGACAGAGCTAGATGGTATTGGGCCTCTGACAATCTCAGGCGTAACTGCTACCTCTTTTGATATCGCCATTGATAGCACTTTATTCACTGCATTCACCACAGCAGTTAACAATTACGCTTATACCGACCAAACAAACGGGACATTCTTTGGCCCTCATGCGGTTCATAATATCCCCCTTCAATTGTATGTAAATCCGGCTACCCTCGACGGTCAAGATGAAAACAAAATGACGTGGGATGATCTACGCTTCCTTGAAGCCGATGCTGGATGGCGGATATACAGTCATTTCGGATATTCAAGAACTACAGGGCGTCTGCCTTTTGCTGGACACCCTGATTTAACGCTATTAAACCCTGTTGATTTACAAGATGAGATTGATGGAACTAAAGCGGCATTCCAGGCTGAGGGGTTTAATAACGCCTTTCAGTTCTCTTCTTATCCTGAGGGGGCTCATAATGTCGATGTAATGGAAGCTCTTAGGGCTAACGGATATGTCACGGGATGGACAGTGACAGGGTCAGGCAATTGGCTTAAAAACTATCGGCTATTTCATTCAATGATGTACGGCGTTCAAGACCTAAACGGCTCAAGAGTCAATATTCAGGATGATTCCAGTGGGTCAGGAATTACAGAAGCTCTCATTCTTGCTCAGATAGATAGAGCCAAAGACTTTGGTGCGGTTGTTCACCTCTACTATCACGTTCCAGTAGACTTGACTCAGGAAACTACCGGCGCTCGGCAGATTTCATTAACTCAGCTAGATAATGTATTATCAGCATTGAGAACAGAATTAGATGCAAATCTAATGACTAATTATTCTGATCAGGAGCTATTTGCTGCTATGTCACAAACAACCGTTATCATTGGAAGTAATTTCGACGGCGGTACTAGCAGAACGCTTGTTGCTGATTCTGCTAGATCGCACGCTAAATCATTAGCTTATACAGCATCGTCAGGCGATAAGATCACTGATTTGTTTTGTCATGTGAGAAATAATTCATCATCTGTTGATGCAAATGCAACCCTTTCATTGTACAAATTAGAATCTGGCGATATTACAGACCGTTTAGTTATGTCTAATTTTGTTATACCAGATACTACGGCAGAGCCTGACTTTCAGTTTTATACAGAATCTATTGATTGTAATTTAGAGACGGGTGTTCAATATATTGTTGTTCTCGAATCTGATGGCACATTATTGATATCTGATGATCTTGTAAGCGGTGAAGATTTGCAGATTAATTCTGGTGCTTCATGGCCGTTAAATTCAGACGATCCATTTACAGGTACAAATTCCACTAACGTCAATTATTCTATTGGTGGAACAGTCTTGCGAGGGGCTGGCGGTATAATGCGCCCCATCATGTCATCAATAACCTGCTAAGGAGGATATAATGCCAGTAAGCCCGACCAATAAGCCTAGAAATAAAAAACCTCCTGCAACTAGTGGTGCCGCTAAGGAAGAGGAAAAAAATAGAAAGATAATCGCTAAAATTAGATTGCTTTCAAAGAAGAGGGTTACATGACGGTAAATCGATGGCTATGTGTATCTTTGATATTATTATTAACTTATTTATCAGGTCTTTTAATTCCTGAAAATGAGCGATGGTTTAATGCTGCAACCACAATGAGTTTTGTGAGCGTTTTTGTTATCTCCATGATATCAAATTCAGGATTGGCTATTTTATTGATAATTATAGAGATCACAGCGTTCTTTTTGATTGGAATAGCCGGATACCAGAAACCATATAACGGATTTGTATATACTAACTTAGGGGTTATAATTAATTCAATGGCGTTGGTACAAGCCGCTCTACTAGTGATTGGAGGACCGTGGCGTGGAATGGCTGACGCAATTAGACGAATATTTGACCATAAATGGCTGGACAATATTCTGGCTAATTCAAGGGCCGTTGTATTTCGTTCAAGGGGTAGTTTGCCTATGGCGATTAGGTCAAATGATCAAGTCGAGGACGTTGAAGCGTGAAAAGATTGACTGAGGCAATTACTGGCGTACCTGCTGCTGGTGCTGCTGGAGCGCCTTTGGCTAAAGGGGCTGAGTCGGCCCTGCCCGCGTATGAGCAGATACCCCAAATAGGCGACTACTTGATAACTCATGGCCCCTGGGTTTTGTCATGGGCTGAAGTGGCTAAGATAGCAGCATCTATTTATGTTATTCTATTATCATTAAAAATGTTGTGGATGGCAGGTCAAAAGGCCATTAAACTTACCAAGTGGATAAATAGCAAGATTAGAGTGGAGAAATAGGATGGCAATTGCATTACTAAAAGACGCGCTTACTGGTACAACGCCTACCGAGCAAGTGGCTGTCCAAGTTGGCAATTTCACAGTCGCTATAACGGGCATATTTACAGGCTCGATTGTTCTTAAACGAAGATTACAAAATGGTGATGAGGATGAGGTTGTGGCTACATATACCACCGCAGACCCACTTGATCGCAACGGATTCCAAGCTTCACCGGATTCAAGATATTTCTTTGATCCTAATATCTCATCTGGAGCGGCTAACGTATTACTGGAGCAATAATGACTTCCTCTCAGTTTGGTGGAGCAAATGTAGAATTCTTGCAGAATCAGATAGAAAATGGCCGTGTCTTTGAATCTTCATCGATTATTACCGGCGTTGCAAATGGTGGAGGCATAGCGGAATGGGTTATCCAAACAAATGGACGGCCTATATTACTGCAAAGCGCATCTTTAAGGACTAATGGCAATGAGATGACACTCACGCCATTTTTTGGAACAACATTCACTGGCGGCACTATATTGTTATCCGTTAATAGAAATGGATTATCAACAAATACAGCAAAAGCCAAATTAATCGAATCTCCAACAGTGACAGATGAAGGATTACCATTTCCTCCCATTTACCTTCCAGGCTCAGAAACGGTGGGCCAGAACGCAATGGGAACTCTATCTGATGATGAGGTTATTCGCATACTGCCACCAAATACAAACGCATTAGTCAGAATGACCAATAATGGCGTAACAGCGTCAGCAACAATAGCTTTCTTTCTAACCTGGATCGAATTGGTGGGCTAAATGGCAAGGCATCCTGGATCACATAGACCGACCAAAGCGAAGAACCGCTTATTGTCGGCCAAGATCAAAAAGGTTAGGGCAGAAGGTGTAAAGCCAAAGCAAGCAGTAGCCATCGCAATCAGTAAGACTAAACGCAAGACATCCTGAGGGGGATCAATGGCAGAAGCAGGAAGAAAAACACTCTACACCGACGAGCTGAATGAAAAGGCCAAAGAGTATGTAGAGAACTATGAAGAATACAACCACCCGCTACCTAGTGTTGTGGGAATGGCTGTTGTGTTAAAGGTAGCAAAATCAACGCTTTACCAATGGGCAGAAGACAATAGAGGCGATATTTCCGACACGTTAGAGTTTTGTAACGACTATCAGCACATGGAGTTGCTCCATAAAGGCCTTAAAAACGAGTTCAATCCAACAATAACAAAGCTTGCTCTAGCCAATCACGGGTACCACGACAAACAAGATCTAGATGTTAGTGGCGAACTGGGTATAGCCGAACGAATCCAACGAGCTAGAACCCGTGAGCAAGACTGATGATCTATTAGCCGATAAGATGGCTACATTCTATGATGATCCGCTAGGCTTTGTGCTATTTGCTTATGACTGGGACCACGGCGACTTAAAAGGCTTTCATGGCCCCGATGTATGGCAGAGGGACTACTTAGTTAATCTAGGCAACGCTATCAAGGATCGAGGTTTCAATGGTGTTGATCCGGTAGCTCCCATCCAGATAGCTACATCATCCGGTCACGGCATAGGTAAGAGCGCCCTCACTGCCTGGTTATGCAACTTCCTCATGTCTACCAGGCCATTCTGCAAGGGTGTGGTGACTGCCAATACATCCCCTCAACTGCGCACAAAGACCTGGGCTGAAATTCAAAAGTGGACGAAGCGATGTATAACGTGTGATTGGTTCAATATAACCGCCGGTCAACACATGTCGTTAAGCCACAAGCAACACCCTGAGAGCTGGCGAATCGATGCTCAGACCTGCGCCAAAGAGAATTCAGAGTCATTTGCTGGCTTACATGCGGCAAGCTCTACGCCTTTCTACATCTTCGACGAGGCTAGTGCTGTTGATAACTCAATATGGGAAGTGTCGGAGGGCGGTCTGACTGATGGCGAGCCGATGTGGTTTGTGTTCGGTAATCCAACCAGGTCGAGCGGCACATTCTTTGAGGCGTTCAATCGGCAGAAGCATCGCTGGACAACCAACAGAATAGACTCCAGAACGGCAGCAATGACTAACAAGGTCAAAATACAGGAGTGGGTTGATGATTACGGCGAAGATTCAGATTTTGTGCGTGTACGGGTCAAGGGTGAGTTTCCACGTTCCGGTTCATGTCAGTTTATTTCAACTGAGGATGTAAACAACTGCATTGAATACAAGTCTATGGGGCATCATGAGCTTCCTATTGTGATTGGTGTCGATGTAGCGCGGTTCGGTGATGATCAGTCCATTATCTGTATACGCCAAGGCCGCAAGGTATGGCCGTTGCAGAAGTTCAGAGGCTTAGATACTATGTCCTTGGCCCATAAAGTGGCTGAATCCATTGATCTGTATAACCCTGATGGCGTATTTATTGATGGTGGTGGCGTTGGCGGGGGTGTCATTGACCGGCTAACACAGCTTAATTACAAGGTGACTGAAGTTCAGTTTGGCGGCTCACCCAATGACAAGTCCAAATACAGAAACAAAAGGGCTGAAATGTGGGGTGATATGAAAGCCGGTATCGTTGCCGGTGTTGATCTACCTGATGATATAGATTTAAAGTCTGCATTGACTGCAGTTGAATACGGTTACAATGATAAGGATCAAATTCAGCTCGAGAAGAAAGATGACATGAAGAAGCGAGGACTGGCTTCACCGGACGAAGGCGATGGCGTTGGTTTAACTTATGCTTTCAAGATACCCGAGCGGTCACAGAAGTATAGCCGTAACAGACAAACACAAACTAAGGTGGTTGATTATGATCCGTTCGGCTAATGAGCAAGATGTTATCGAAATGATTGTCATGGGCAAGGCTATGCACCAGGAGTCAAGCTATCGTGATATAGAGTTTAGTTCGGCTGTATTTGAACATACCTTGCTTACTTGCATCCAGGAAGACGAAGCGCTGGTCATGGTAGATGAGCATGAAGGCGAATTGCGTGGAATGTTCGTAGGGTTTTACCAGCATCATTTCTTTTCAACCAAGACCGTAGCCTCAGATTTGTTGCTCTATGTTAAACCTGAGCTAAGGAGTGGTAGAATAGGCTATAATCTGGCGAAGGCTTATACTGATTGGGGTGAGTCTGTGGCCGATGATGTGCAAGTTGGTATTACAACCGGTGTAAATGAGAAGGGGACGCAGCGTCTTTATGAGGCGTTAGGCTATAAGCAATGTGGAATTATTCTCAAGAGGTGAGATATGTGCGGTAAAGCTTTGAAAAAGATAGTAAAAGTAGGCGCTGCTCTTGTTAGCCCTCTTGGTGCTGCGGTAGCTTTTGGAGGCGAGGCCTTATTAAAAGGGTTAAAAGCGCCTGCATTACCAGGCATTCCAGAAACTCCAAGCGTTGATGTAGCAACCGAAACTGCGAAAGCTGGGTTACTTCAAAAGCGCAGACGTAGATTATCAGCAGGTCGAGCCAGTACATTATTAGCTGGTCGTAATCAATTAGAACCAGCCGAAGAACAAGGCCGTAAACGTCTATTAGGGGCATAGCATGGTAGATACAGCACGTACAAAGGCGGACCTACAGGCCAATCTATTCCAAGATGGTCAGGTTGACGGCGCTATAACTGAGCAGGACATGCGGGATTTAATTGAATCTATGCATTTGCCGATGGGAACAATTACCATTGCAACACCTGCTGCAACGACCATCGCCGTGCAGGGGACATTTGTTAAGGCTGCGGGGACTACGGTGCTTGCTCCTACCGCTCATAAAACCACAATGCCAGCTAATAATAGATTGCAGATAGATTCAGGGTTTGATATCGGCGGAACAATTATAATTACAGCTTCTTTTACCTGTGCATCAAACAATCAAATAATCTCGTTTAAAGCCGCTGTCAATGGGGTTGTTGTGGACGAGTCTGAAGTAAACTCAAAGATTGGAACTGGGGCTGATGTTCAGGCTGTTCCGCTATCAGGGACGGTAAGTATAAGTGACGGAGACCAAGTGGAGCTGTGGGTAACCAATAAATCAGGCACGGCGAGTCCGACAGTTGAAACCATGACCTTAAACTTTCAAGGGGCGTTTAAATGAGCGCCACTGAGGTAGTCACCCAGTATGACCAACTAAAGTCTGACCGGGGTGTGTGGGAGAGTCACTGGCAGGAAATCTCTGACCAAATCTATCCTCGACGTTCTGACTTTCAGACAAAGCGCGCCGATGGTGAGAAGCGCATGACCAGAGTGTTTGACAGTTCACCTATTCTGTCTAACGAATTGCTTGCCTCTGGCCTGTTATCTTTACTGGTTAGCCCGGCCTCTAAGTGGTTTGGCATGCCTTTAAACCTACCCGAAGATCAGCAGCGCTGGATTGCTGGTGTTGTCGATATTATGTTCGATGAGATCAATGTTTCTGACGCTGGCTTCTACACAGCGATGCACGAAGCCTTTTTGGAATACGGATCATTTGGCACTACCGGGATATTCATTACTGACCGTGATGGCGATGGTATCCGGTTCCAGTCGCGTCCACTGTCTGAGTTGGTTGTTGCTGAGAATGATAAGGGCTTGATCGATACAGTCCTGCGTAAGTTTCAATGGACCGTGAAGCAAGTCATTGATCGTTGGCCTGATAGTGCCTCCAGTGACGTGAAGAAACGTTTTGCTGATGGCAAATTAACTGACAAAATCTTTATTATCCACAAGATTGCACCGCGTAGCGATAGGAAGCAGGGCAAGAAAACACGTAATAACCTGCCTATTCAATCGGTTTATGTCGAAGCAGCAACGAAAAAGATCCTTGAAGATGGTGGCTTCGAAGAGTGGCCTATCCCTGTAGGGCGCTTTTATAAGTCTCCTATGGAGGTTTATGGCCGTTCGCCTGGTATGACCGCACTGCCTGATGTGAAGATGCTCAATGAGATCATGAAAACCACTATCAAGGCGGCTCAGAAGTCTGTTGATCCCCCTATTGCCGTTGCGAATGATGGATTCCTTAACCCTATTCGCACAGTTCCAGGTGGAGTGAATGTATTTGATGGACAGATTGAACCTGGGAAGTTGTTTGCTCAGCTGCCGTCTGCCAATCCAGGCATCGGTTTAGACTTTGTTACCATGCTTCAAGATAAGATTCGCTCTATCTTCTTTGTGGATCAGCTTCAGTTCGCTGGCGGGCCTCAAATGACCGCCACAGAGGTTATACAGCGTCAGGAAGAGAAACTTAGGCTGATGGGTCCAATCCTCGGCAGGGCACAAACAGAGCTATTAGGGCCGATTCTTGACCGTGTGTTTGGTATATTGATGCGCCAGGGTAAGTTTGAGCAGCCCCCTGAAGATTTGGCAGCGTTTGAGTTTACTTATACATCGCCATTATCACAGGCACAGAGGCAGCAGGAAGCTACAGGCTTCTTGCGGGCTGTTGAAGTAATGACGCCTTTATTGCAGTTACAACCTAACCTGCTAATTGATAATATCAACGGCGATGAAACAATGAGGGATACGCTGAAGATGTTCGGCTTTGACCCTAATAAGCTATCAGATGAAGATGACCGGGACCAGATAAGAGAATTACAGGCAGAGAATGCCCAATTGCAACAAACGGTTGCCAATGTTCAAGCAGGAGCAGAGGCAGGTAAAGCAGTAAACGAAGCACAACAGTGAGGAAATTATGAAGGGGATTATCCATACAGAAGTTCTATGTGGCGAATGCAAGCGTTTAATGTCGTGGCATGAGAACAATCAAATCTACTGTAACAACCTGAAATGCAAGGAGCGCGGTGTTAAATACCATGCACCGATGGTTGAGCTTGTCTCTACTGTGGCTAAAAAGGAGGTAAAGCTACGTGGCAGACCAACGAAGCGAAGCAAAGCAGCTCAAGAGTGATTATCAGGCGGCTTTCACCGGCAAGGAAGGAAGGCGGTGCCTTGAGGACATACTAAAGTATTGCCATGTCCTTGAGCCGTTGAATGGCGCAGTTGATACTAATAGCATTATCTTGCGAGAAGGCAGGCGTGATGTGGCTTTAACCATATTGCAGAAATTAAACTGGAACGAGAAAGACTTTTTAAACTTGACCGAAGGGGTTGAACATGAGTGAAGAAGCAGCAGTACAGGAAGAAGCAGCGGAGCCAGCAGCAGCGCCGGCGGCAGCAGCACAGGCTCCGGCTGAATCAGGCAATTGGTACGACTCTCTACCCGATACCATGCGAGAAGATCCCAACATTACCAAGTTCTCAAGCGTAGAGACTATGGCTAGCTCTTGGTTGAATGCCCAACAGATGATTGGCCGGGACAAAATCCCTATGCCGGTGACTGATGATGATTGGTCTGATGTGTATACCCGCCTTGGTAAACCTGAATCAGCCGAGTTATACCAGATTGCAGCGCCTGAAGGCATTGAGATTGATGATGTTCGCCAGGGTGCATTCAAAGAAATGGCGCATAATGCTGGCTTTAATCAAGGTCAGATGGAAAAGGCGTCTGAGTTTTATTTCAATATGCTGGCCGAGGACAGTAAAGCGTCTAATGATGCTATTGAGTCTCATCTAGCGGAAACCTCTACAGCGCTGAAAGCTGAGTGGGGTGAGAAGTTTGACCACAACTTGGCTGTGTCTGAGCGTGTTATCGATGAGTTCGGCGGTGATGATTTCCGTGAGTTCATGACTTTGGATGTGAGCGAGCTTCCGAAAGGGACGCAGCTCAATAACATCCCTCAAGTCATTAAGATGCTGGCGGCTGTTGGCAACGGGATGATCGAGGACAACAAGCTTGAAGGCTTGGCTCCGTCCGGTCAGACACCCGCAGAGATGGAAGACGAGCGTAATAGTTTGATGGCACATCCTGCCTATACGGATAAACGGCACCCTGAGCACGCCGCTGTACTGAAGAAGGTCACTGCATTGTTTGATAAGCAATTTGCATAAACTATTGCAATCACGATAGTTTTAGCCTATAAATAGCATCATAAGGGATAGCTAAAAACTGTCCCTTTCCCCGACAACCCTCTCCAGGGCCGGACATTGTACGAAGTATCTAGCAATGAGACCGGCAACGACAATCTCAAACCTAGTAATAACCCTTTATTAAGTTTGAGGATATTACCATGTCTTTTGAAATTACCACGGCATTTGTGGAACAGTTCGGTTCGAATATCGATCTGCTTTCACAGCAAAAAGATGCTCGTTTTGGCGGTAAGATTCGTATGGAATCGCAAACCGGCGAGACAGGCTTTTATGAACAGATCGGGCAAACGGCAGCGCAAGAGCGCACCAGCCGCCACTCCGACACACCACGTCTTGATACCCCGCATGCTCGCCGTAAGGTGGTATTGCGCACCTTTGAATGGGCTGATTTGATTGATAAGGCGGATAAGGTCCGTATGTTGATCGACCCCACTTCAAGTTATGCGATGCAGGCTGTGATGGCGATGAATCGTTCACGCGATGACATTATCATTGAATCGGCCTTGGGTATTGCGTTTACTGGCAAGACAGGCGTTACCCAGGTAGCTTTACCTGCTAGTCAGAAGATTGCAGCATCAGCAACGGGTCTAACCATTAACAAGCTGCGCAGTGCGGCTGAAATCCTGAACGCGAATGATGTTGACTCTGATATTCGTCGTTACATGGCTATTACTTCAGCGCAATTGACTGATTTGCTGGAATCTACAGAGATTACCTCTGCCGATTTCAACACAGTTAAAGCTCTAGTGAACGGCCAGGTCAATGAGTTCATGGGCTTCACTTTCGTTCGTAGTGAGCGTTTAACCCTTGATAGCAATAGTGATCGTCAGGTCATCGCATGGGCTGAAGATGGCCTATTGCTGGCTCAGAGTTCACAAACCGTCAGCCGTATCACAGAGCGTGATGATAAGTCTTATTCTACCCAAGTGTTCCGTTCCGAAGATTTCGGTTCGACTCGCATGGAAGAAGATAAGGTTGTCGAAATCGCTTGTGTCGAAGCCTAATAAGGAGGAATGACCCATGGCTGTTACTAACCAAAAAAGTGATCAGATCACTAATGTAGAAGCGTCACCTCCTGTACTGGAAGAGACGCACACGCTGGAAGGCGGTCACCGTATTGCTTTCTTTTCACATACACAGGTCGGTGCAGGTGATGCTAACTCAGATATTGAGCTGGTTCAGTTGCCTGCTGGTAAGCTTCGTCTATTGACTCAGTTATCCCTAGTTGAGCATAACTGGACGGTTGCGACGGTTGACATGAACGTAGGCTTTGCTGCTCATACAGATCAGGATGGTTCGGCTGTTGTGGCTGATCCGAATGGTTTGGATGCGGCTATCGATGTAGAAGTGGCGGGTACGTTTACGCCAGGGTCTGCATTGGCGGCTGGTACAGGTCTCACCCAAGTCTTCAGTACGCAGAGCGGTGTAACACTAACCGCTCAGGCTATTGCTGCCGGACTGAACGATGGCGACACTGTCCAAGGCTACTTTGTCTACGTTTTAGACTAATTCCGGCTCCCCCTTCGCTGGATAGGGGGGGCTTCGGCTCCCCCGCACTAGGAGTTATTTATGACCTCTGAGGTTGGCATTTGTAATAACGCCTTAGTCGAACTAGGCGAAGACCCAATTCTTTCATTAACAGAAGATTCTAAGCCTGCTCGTTTATGTAATTTAGTCTATAAGCCAATGCGCGATGATCTATTGCGTACTCATTTCTGGAACTTTGCTGTCAAACGTGTAGAGCTGGCAAAGACCATTAACATCCCTGTTTTCGGCTTTGATAACGAATATCAATTGCCGTCTGATACTATCCGTGTAGTTCGCACAGAAGACAATCATGTCATCCGCTCTCAAGGTCATCATGTAGATTTCCGTATTGAGGGCGATAAGCTGCTATCTGATGACGATACAGTGAAGATTGAATACATCGCTCGTATAGTCGACCCTAATCTATTTGATGCTAATTTCACAGAAACGCTGTCTTTAAAGATTGCTGATAAAATTGCCTATAATCTATCTGATAACAACACATTGATAGGGATTGTCCGGGCAAAACTTGTGGATAAGTTGAAGCAGGCTAAGTCTGCTGATGGTCAAGAAGGTATTCCCTATGGTGTTGAGGCTGATATTTGGCTGAATGTGAGAGCGTAATATGCCAAAAGCTGCACCGATACAAACAAACTTTACCGCCGGTGAGCTTAGTCCGCGACTTGAAGGCCGTGTTGATGTTGCCAAATATTTTAATGGTGTCCGTACCTTAAAGAATTTCACGGTAAGCGCCCATGGCGGTGCTGTTCGTCGTGGTGGTACAAAGTTTGTCGATACTGCCAAGGCGGGCAAGGTTCGATTAATCCCTTTTCAATTCTCTATAACCCAAGCCTATATATTAGAATTTGGCGCGGGTTATGCTCGATTTTACCGCAATCAGACTCAATTGGATTCAGGAGCTTTCGCCGCGGCCTTTGCACCGGCTTTCTCGGTTGATGCTATTACAGAAATAGTTCTGCCTTATCTCGAATCGGAGTTATTTGAGCTCCAATTTGTTCAATCTGCTGATGTTTTATTTCTTGTTCATCGGAATCATCCCCCTCGGACTATTTCGCGTATATCTGATGCCGTATGGCTTACAGAAGAAATCACGTTTATTAACGGGCCTTATCAGGATGAAAACACTACAGTCACCACAATGACGCCCAGTGCGACTACTGGTAACGGAATCACCATTACTGCCACAACTGATGAATTTGTGTCTACTGATGTAGGACGTTTGATTAGAATTGATGAAGGCGCAGACTTTGGTTATTCACTCATCGTAGGATTTACCAGCGCTACAGTGGTTACGGCTGATGTAATCGATGACTTTGTTTCTACTGCCGGACAGACTACATGGCGACTGGGTGCATGGAGTGAAACAACGGGTTTCCCTGGATCAACGGCATTCTTTGAACAGCGCAAAGTGTATGCGGGATCTACCGATCAGCCTCAGACTGTATGGGGCTCAGCTTCAGATATCTATGATGAGTTTGGTCCAGGCACTGAAGATGATGATCCTTACACTTACACGATAGTCACTGATCAAATCAATGCTATTCAATGGCTCTCTCCAGGCAAGTCTTTGACAGTTGGTACATTGGGTGGCGAATTCCTAATGTCGGCCTCTAATCGTGATGAGGCCATCACTCCAAGCAATATCAAGATTGTCCGTCAGTCCGAGTATGGCAGCACTCGTATTATGCCGGTCCGCTCTAATGGCGTGGTGTTATTCCCTCAACGATCAACCAAGAAGATCAGGCAGTTTGTTTATCAATTCGAAACAGATACCTATATTGCCCCTGATATGAGCTTATTAAGTGAGCATATCACCGGTACAGGTCTCATAGAGCTTGACTATCAGCGCGACCCTGACTCGATTGTATGGATGGTCCGTAAAGATGGCACATTGCTAGGCATGACATTTGAGCGTGAGCAAGACGTTACCGCTTGGCATCGTCACACACTAGGCGGTTTCTCTGACGCTATTAGCACCCAAGCACAAGTTGAGAGTGTGGCAGTTATACCCGGCTCAGATAATCGGGACGAAACATGGGTATCTGTTAAGCGGTTCGTGAATGGGCTTACTGTTCGGCATCTGGAGATAATTTCCAAAGGCCGGGACAATATTAACCCTGTCGATAATGATGACTTTTTTGTTGATTCCGGACTGACATTTTCAGGCGCTCCATCCACGGTGATTTCTAATCTGGATCATCTTGAGGGTGAAACTGTATCGATATTGGCTGATGGCGCTGTTGAGCCGAATCAAGTAGTTACTGGCGGACAGATTACCTTGAATGATTCGGCCAGTGTTGTGCAGGTTGGTCTGCCTTATGTATCTGACCTGGAGACTATGCGATTAGAGGCAGGCTCGGCCAATGGTACATCACAAGGTAAAATTAAGCGGATAAGCCATGTTACAATCAGGTTCTTTGAAACATTGGGTGGTAAAATAGGGCCAAATGCGAATAAATTGGACATTATCCCTTTCAGAAGTACGGCAGATCCAATGGATAGCGCACCACCGAGAAAAACCGATGACATTAAGCAGCCATTTAATAGTGGTTACGAAGAAGAAGGTCGGATATTCATCAGACAAGATCAGCCTTTACCGATGACTATTCTTAGTTTAATGCCACTAGTGAGGACGAACGGATAAAATGTGTACAGGTGCTGAGATTGGATTAATTGCTGGAGCCGGAGCCGGAGTATTTGGAGATATCCAAGGTTCTAGGGCTCAGGCTGCCACACTAAAACGTGATGCCGAACTTACTAAATTACAAAGCCAGTTCGAATTACAGAAGCTTGTCCGGACTAAAGAGCGTGTTAAAGGTGCGCAAGTAGTAGCAGCCACCAAGGGTGGTGTTGCAATATCTGGTTCAGTATTGGAAGTCATGCAACAATCAGCGGCTGATGCTGAGCTTGAGGCATTAAATATTAAGTTTGGTGCAGAGGCAGGGTTCCAGGCGCGTCAGTTTGAAGCCAAACAGGTTAAAAAGGCGGGTAAAATAAGAGCTGGTGGACGTTTATTAACTGCCGGTGCCACATTTTTAGATAGGTGATCAATGCCCAAAATACCTCAATTTCAAGCTGATACACGATTAAGGACCGGTGGTGCGTCTATCAGCCCCGGCGCTGCTGGTGCTGTGAGTCAGGCTGTTTCGGGGCTTGCCACTACAGTCACAAGCATAGCTACAGCCGCTGTTAACCGTCAACGGGATGCAGAAGACGCGGCTTTTGCTACAGAGCAAAGTAATTCACTGTCTCGTCGATGGACTGAGCGACAAATAGAACTTGAGCAATCCGGTGAAGATGTTGATCTTGAAGGGCTGAAGAAAGAATACGACGATGATGTGGCCGCCACTTTAAAGAACGCGCCAAGTGATCGTGTATCAGCCTCATTGAAACGAACCTTTGATAACAACTTCAGCAATAAAGTATTTCCTTCCATGGCTCGGCATCAGGCCGGGAGGAATGTTGAGAAGCGTGTGTCCTCAGTTAATACGGCCCTGGATGACATTAACTCAGAAGTCTTAACAGGTCGTACTGATATCACAGAGGCATTAGCTAGGGCTGAATCGGCTATTGTGGGCCTTGAACAGACTACCGGCGGTGTTGTTGATACGGCCAAGTTGAGAGAATCGACCCGCAATGATATAGGTCGAAACGCCTTATCTTCGCTGATGGAGTCTGATCCACAAGAAGCTTTAAGTCAGATGAATGCCGGGGATTGGGATAAATTTACTAGCGCTGAAGATTTAAAGTTCCTGCGTAAATCGGCAAAGAAAAATATTGCGGACAATGCATCTATTGCACAAAAACAACAGGCCGCATCGAATGCGTTGCTTGCCTCTGATCTTGAGATTAGCGTTAACCGCAATGAAGCCACGTTTAAAGATATTGACGACGCCCTTAAAAAGGGAATAATTACTCCGGCCAAGCGTACTCAATTAGTTAAATCCTTGGATGCTGAATCGTTAAAGTTAAGAGATGAAGCGAATATTCTCAGTAAAGTGCGGTTGTCTTTAGGTGCTGGAATACCGCTTGACCCTACGTCTACAGAGGACAAGGAAGGCGTTGATCTGATGTGGAATGAATTGGCCCCGAGTTATTCTGAACTGCCTGCTGATGAATTCTCTGCCAAAGCTGTAGATTTTATCAAACAGACCAATATTCTACCAGCTACCCTTAAAGGCTCAATTGCTGCATTCAGTCGATCAGGCGATACAGGGCAAGCCATGCAAGCGGCTGACCTGGTAGGGCGTATGGTTGAAGAAGCCTTACCGGCTGTTAATGATCTAACCGATGAAACAAAGGCTCAGAGCCTGATGATCATGGACCAAGTGAGAAGTGGTATCGCGCCAGGTAAAGCGATTGAAAACGCCCGAACAGCAACCTTTGGGCTAGTAGAAAGTGAGAAAGCTGTTATCAGGGAGCAATCCCGAATTGCCGCACCTGATTTAAAGAGCAGTCTTGATACTTTTGTTGATCAGACCTTTGATCCGTCCAACATCCCGTTCTTTGGCGAAGAGCCTGACGTTACCCCCGCCATGCTGGGTGAATACCGTGTTTCATTTGATCGTTTTATGCAATTAACCCGTGGTGATATTGAACAGTCTCAGAAATTAGCCTTTCAGGGAATTACTAAGGTATGGGGTGTGACCGAAGTTGGGGGTGAATCTCGCTTCATGAAGTATGCCCCTGAGTCTGTTTATCGTATCCCGGGGGTAGATAATCAGTGGATGGAGAATCAATTCAACGAGGAAATGGCTTTGCTGGGCGCAGAAGGTGCTATTTTAGCAACAAATTCTGACGTTGCTCGATCTGAAAAACCGGCATATCCTATTTTGGTTCCTAATGAAGATGGATTAATTGAGCCTTTCACAGATGAAAATAATGTAGGACAGACATGGCAGCCTGATTTTAAGCTTACGCTGGAATTTGAAGAGTTGAATGAAACTCCTTCGCCGGTCGAAGAAGCCAAGAAGCAACGAACTTTTAACCAGCAGCGGCGACAGGTTCATGTAAAGAGCATGGTGGAGACTCGCGTTAGAGGTGCGTTACCGTTTGAGATAAGGCTTGATATTGAATCGGATCGGGCCCGTGAACAGGCTGTCAATACTGTTGGCAACCTATTATCTGCTGAAAGAATCAACGGCCAAGAGGCTAAGCAGTATCTTGAATTGAGAGGGTTGGAATTTACCGAGCAAATGCAGGCCGTTATCGATAAGCAAAAGGGCGGCCGGGCAGCAAAAGCACAGTTCAGAAAAGAGCGTGAAGCAGCAGCCGCATTAGCCCGTGCAGAGTTTGTTGATGTTATAGGCGCTCCCGGTAGAGCTATAGCCAGAACCACTAAAGCCTTGCAAACATTGAGCAAAGAATAATGCCTATCATCCCTGAGACTCAAGTGGCTGGCATTAACCCGATCCAGACTTTACCGAATCAGGAAGACCCCGTATTGGTTCAAGAAGACTCGCCTTCGGTATCTGAGGTCTTTGGTGCGGCTTTTCGACAGGAAAATACATTAGTCTCATGGGCTTCAAATAACCTTAGCCTGTCCGGCGAAAATGAACCTGTTGATGGCTATGACGCCTTGGATGATGTTGAAGGTTATGAGATGTTCGCTCAAAACTTCATTGAATCCAATAACCCAGGCATGACTTCGCGTATTAAAGAACAAATTGATTTAGAGCAGCAGGACAAACAAACATTAGCCGCCGGCGGTGTTACAGGCTTTGTGGCTCAAGTCGCCGCTGGCATATCTGATCCTATGTATTGGCCTTTATTGGCTATTCCCGGTGGTGCGGCTATTCGTACCAGTAAAACGATAGGACAAGCCAGTAGAAGAGTCGCGGCAATAGGCGGTATATCAGAAATCCCAGCAGAGGCCGCAAAACAGTACACACAGGAAACTCGCACAGTTGGTGAGAGTCTTGCCATCATTGCAGGCGCAACGGCTCTATCTGGCATTCTAGGCGGTGCGGTGAAGTCCCTATCAAAGCAGGAATATAAATCGATTTCCAAAAAGGTCGATGATTTACTGCAAAATGACGAGCCAGAGCTTGTTACCGGCAATATGCAGAGTATGGGCGCGGCCAGAGTTAGGGAATTGACACAAGAGGAATTGGAGCTTGTGCCGGTTGCAGGACTTGAGAGCTTAGGCGTATCCCCGGTGCTTAGATCATCAACTTCTCCCTCTGTATCAACACGTCAAACTAATGCAAACATGATGGAATCCCCCTTTGTTACCAAGGGTAACGTGGAAGGTGTAACGGTTGTACCCGAGGGCGGTGCTGTAGAGACTCGCATTAAGCTATGGGATGCAGGGCTAGCTCAAGGTATCGAGAAGATTGATGAACTTTATACAGCGTATCGAAGTGGGCTGAAGGGCGTTAAGCGTATTGTTAATGATTATGTGATGCGGAATCGAGCGGGCGCATTAACGGCTAAAGAATTTAGAGAAGAAGTCGGTCGGACTATGCGCCGGGGCGATGTATCAGATATTCCCGAAGTACAGCAAGCGGCTGAGTTTTTCCGCAAAAATGTCTTTGACCCCATGAAAGACGCAGCGATCAAACAGAAGTTACTACCACCTGATGTGGATGTGGCAACAGCTGTATCCTATTTAACCCGTGTTTACAATACGACCAAGATAGCCGCTAAGCGGGGTGAATGGGACTCTGTTGTTGAGGGTTGGCTAGGTCGTATACGTGGCCGTGCGATCGCTGACGTTGAGGTAAGAAAAGTTGAAGCTGAAAAACAGATACCAGATGAATTTATTGAATCTGATATTTCTACATTGGATCTTCTTGATAGAGACATTATTGATCGGCTCCCTGAATTTCAGCAAGATGCGGTCAAAGATTTTTCAGGGATCGGGTCGATTCAGATAAATAAAAAGCTTCGAGCAGGCGAAGACCCTAGAAGTCGTAGACTTTTAGGCAGTACCGAAGGGCTTGATTTTGCTATAGAAGAAGCTCCATTACCCTCTGATGTTAGACTTTTTAGAAAAATTGATGGTGCTGATGTGCCAGAGCTAAAAGAAAATCTTGCTGGGAAAACTTTTACAGATAAAGGCTATTTATCTACTAGCACAAAAGAAGAAGTAATACGAAAATTTGATGATAGTTTTGAAGGCGAAGCTAAAACTCTTAAGGAGCCAGTAATATTTAAAATTAATGCCGCCAAAGGGGAAGACGCACTGCCTTTGCCGGGTGCGGAAAAGGAAGTCTTATTACCAAGAAATGCTGTCCTGAATGTAGTTTCAGATGAGATTATAAAAGGGGAAAGAGTAATAGTTGCAAATTATGGAGCTCCCAAAATTGGATTAAAGAAAACAAAAGCCCCAAGGATTTCTGCCTCTCTGGTCGAACAGGCAGAAATGTCAGATATAACGATCAAAGCCATTGCTGATGATATTACTAATGCCATTATGGGCAATGCTTCCGGGCGCATTCCTTATGAGATCATTCCCAATGTTCGTGGCCCACTGAAAGAGCGTACCTTCAATATCCCTGATGAGCTGATTGAGGACTTCCTGGAGTCTGATGTTGATTTGGTTGCGCGTCAATATACCCGGACTATGGCCCCTGATATTGAATTGAATCGCATGTTCGGAAGTTCAGATTTAGCTCAGCAAGTTGAAGACATTGCATCCAGCTATAAACCTTTGATTGATAAGGCGAAAACAGAAAAGGACAGAATTAAGCTCAAGAAACGCATGGAAGGTGATATTCGTGATATTGAAGCTATGCGTGATATGTTGCGCGGGACTTATCGAGTACCAGAAGATCCTGATTCGTTCTTTATTCGCGCCGGTAGAACTTTAAGGGATGTTAATTTCGTCCGCATGTTGGGTGGCATGACCATATCAGCAATACCAGACCTTGCTAGGCCCATTGCGGTTAATGGTTTACGGCCAGTAGCCAGAGGATTAAAGGCGTTGGCATTCTCTGGTGAAAAGTTCAAAATGGCTAAAGCTGAAGCCAAGAAAAATGCAATCGGCCTAGATATGGTGATTAATTCACGTGTGTCTTCATTGGCTGATATTACTGATATTTATAACCGGGCAACTCCGTTTGAGCGTGGCTTAAGGGCTATGTCTGATGTGTTTGGCAAAATGACCTTAATGAGTCAGTGGAATGCCGGTCTAAAGCAGTTTGTAGGTGTTGTCACTCAAGACAGAATACTGGAAGAGTCAATCAAGTTAGCTGCCGGTAAAGCCTCTAAAAACTCTATTCGTCGATTGGCAACAAGCGGTATCGATAAAGAGCTGGCAAAACGTATAGCAAGAGAGTTCAAAAAGCACGGCACAGATGGAGATGTTAAACTGTCTAACGGGCATTTATGGATTGATGATCAAGAGGCTATGGAGGCCCTAAAGGCTGCTGTACTGAAAGATGTTGATAGGGCCATAATTACACCAGGCAAAGGTGAAAAACCGCTGTGGACCAGCTCAGAGACAGGAAAGATGGTATTCCAGTTCAAGAGCTTTGCCGCTTCAGCTCATCAAAAGATATTAATTGCTGATTTGCAGCATCGAGATGCACAGGCTTTGAGTGGGTTCCTAATGTCTGTAGCCCTTGGCTCAGCTAGTTACGGAATGAAAGAATTCGTTGCAGGGCGTGAAATATCTGATGATCCGAGTAAAATACTCGTAGAGTCGCTGGATAGATCAGGGGCTTTCGGTTATTTTTGGGATACGAACAACATTATTGAGAAGATGACCCGTGGTGAGGTAGGTGTTAATAAGCTGATTGGTGCACCTCCTATGTCACGTTATCAGTCACGCAATATATTAGGGTCGTTACTTGGGCCTTCAGTCGGTACAGTCCAGGATATAGCGCAAATAACCGGAGCTATATCGACCGGTGAGATTGGTAAAAGTGAAATTCGTAAAATTAGGCGATTATTACCGATGCAGAATTTATTTTATATGCGTCAATTATTAACTGAATTAGAAGACAAAACAGCAGAATCATTAGGAGTGCAGCAATGACAGTATCCACAGCCACAAACAGGGCCGATTATAACGGTAATGGCTCAGTCGTTGACTTTGCTGTGCCTTTCCGATTCTTGGTTAATTCTGACGTTCAAGTAATTCTCATTGATGCTCTAGGTGTTGAGACTACACAGGTAGAGGTCACAAATTATACCCTAGTCGGTGCTGGAGATGCGGCTGGTGGTACTGTCACCATGCTAGTAGCTCCGGCTACCGGCGAACGATTAACAGTATTGCGTGATGTTCCCGCTACTCAGGAGACTGACTATGTAGAGAACGATTCGTTCCCTGCTGAATCTCATGAAGACGCACTAGATAAACTGACAATGATTGTCCAACAACAAGCGGAACTTATCGCGAGAACATTAAAATTCACAGCAGGCTCAATAAATACAAGTGATCTTGATTTGCCCGTACCAGAGGCGGGTCTTTTCTTTAAATGGAAGGCTGATCTTTCTGGTGTTGAAAACTCAGGAGCCCCCGGTCAGGTAGTCCCAGGTACTAATATCGGTTTAGTATCCGATATGAAAGCAGATACAAGTTTAGTAGTCGGTGATTTTGTATTTACAAATGGCTATATCTCACTAGGTGATGGCGGTGATAATTCCTATGAAATCGTAGCCGCAGCTACCGGGACAAATGATGGGGGTTCATTTATTGATCTTGCGGGGTCTGGTCATCAGGCAAAGGCTTTGTTTCCTAATGGCACTATAAATATTCGTCAATATGGCGCTATTGGTGATGGTGTTGCTGATGATAGCGCTGTCTTCTCTTCCGCAGCTACAGCTACAGACAATATACTCCTACCTCCTGGAACATATGATGTACCTACAGGAGATTTTTCTTCTACATTTTTTTATGATTTTGATTTTAATGGGGTCTCTGTCACTAATAACTCCACAATAGTCTCAAGAAATATAACCAGTATGTACGATGGAAATTTAAGTTCGCCAGATGATCTGAATCTTATTCAGGGTCCGGCTGCAATGAGGGTATTCTCATTTAATCAGACAGCAGTGAATATTCCAGAAGCTGGACAAGATGGCACGCTATTGCATTTTGAAGATACTAAAAATGCCGCTCAAATGGTATTCGGGTCGAATAATGAATTCTGGTTAAGGAACGATCCTACAGCTCCATTCGATTTCGCTGCATCTCCTTTTAGGAGAATTGTTTTAGCAGATGGCACAGCAGATTTCCTTACTATCACTAATGAAATTCGTTTTGAAGGAGCTGTAGGTGAGGACGCATTAATTCAAAAGAATGCTACAGCTCTTCGTGATGAGTTTCAAATCTATGCTAACGGTGATGCTTTTAGTACTGGGTCATTGGGTTCGGGTATTCATCTGTACGGGAATAAAGACGAACAACATGCCGGTAATTTTACAGTTCTGACAGGTCAAAATGACTTAGGAGACGCACGTATTATTGCCTCTGGTGGTAGCCTCAAGTTGGCTATAACATCTATCACTTCTGTATCAACTACGGCAACAGTAACTACAACTTCCCCTCACGAGTTAACCTCTGGCATGAGTGTATTAGTAGATGGGGCTGGGCAATCAGAATATAATATTAAGGCAGTAGTTACTGTTACGGGAGCCAGCACGTTTACATATATATTTGCTGGATCTGGTACATCTCCTGCAACAGGAACAATCTTCTTTTATTGGGGAGAAGGTGCTAGAGCAAATACTGATACTAGGGTGACTATTGGTAATGCTATATTTGATTTTGTAGATAATGAGAATGATACAGCTTTACTTAACCTTAAGAATCCTTCAGGTAGACCCGCTATATGTTTCACTGAGACTAATTCCTCAACAGAGGGTGAATTGTCTGTACCTACAGGAGAGGCATTCTCAATTGGTCATTGGACCGGTACCGCATTTACTCCAAGGGTTGGCATGGATTCAGGCGGCGATTGGATACCTATGGTAGATGATGGTGTTAACTTAGGTGATGCCGATAATAGATGGAAAGAAGTTTTCTCTACTATAGGCTCTATTAATACCTCAGATGAAAATAGGAAACAGCAAATAGGAACTATACCAGAAGCTGTTTTAGATGCCTGGGCTGAGATTAATTATTGTCAGTATAAATGGAATGCTAGAGTAGAGGAAGAAGGGGAATTAGCTGTTTTCCATATTGGTGTTATTGCTCAACGAATAGAAGAGGCTTTTATTAAGCATAATGTAGACCCTGGAGATTATAGTATTGTTCTTGTTCCAGAAGGTTCGGGAGAATATAGTATCCGACCTACAGAATGTTTAATGCTAGAAGCTGCTTTGCAGAGAAGAGAGCTAGATAAAATTAAAGCATTATTAGATACATTTGGTTCAGTTTAAGGCCACCAAGATAAGCTAGCTACCGATCAATGTACGTTATGATCAGGCTCTGGCCCTATTGAGATAGTTTGATATCTATCCCAGGTGATGAGCCAGTTAGTATGACAGGGATAATTACTCTTACTTAAGAATGTCATCTTCATAAACTCTGCCATCACCTCTTCTGGAGTGCTATCGGCATCCTCGACAGTCTTTAGGAATGTTTCTTGTAGAGCTTCTATATCCATGATTCATCTCCAGAAATATGACCACTTATATGCGTCATGGTGGTCATGATCAACAGTGTTAGCTGTCACAAGCCTTCACAGTTCCATCGGTGTTATATGCCACTGATGCGCCAGAGGTAAACTGTAGATACATCACGCCGTCGTAGCAGGTTTCTGTAGCGTTTCCACTGACCGCAACGAAAAGACGGTCAACTGCTCCGCAGCCCGTCACAGCTAACAACACTGTCAAAACGACAGTCAAACGCAACGCGATCTTGTTAAATTTATTCATAATCTTCATCCTCTCAGTTCTAAATCGTATAACAACTAAACAATCCCAGCCCGCATAAACCTGCCCATCAAGTTATCTTCACTAGCAATAACCACAGGCACTCTTTCCGGCATCATCCCTTTAGGCCATAGCTTAGTAAAGTTTGGCCCGCGATCAATCTCAATATCACCACGCTTAACCAATTTGTTCTTGGCGTATTTCAGCGTATATGGATTGGCAAGATCAAACGCGGCGGCATACTCGATAATCTTTAGCCCTGGCTTATCCTTTATTGCGGATAGCAGGTCATCTGGGTTTTCTTTAGCTTCATGGGTTATGCCTTAATAATTGAATAATCATTATTTAAAATAAACTGCTTTGTTGTGGTTATAAGATCTCGGAACCCTGCAAGCCTTTCGTTGACCATTTTAAACTCTTCTGTAAAATCCTCTTTGTAGCTGCGATGAACATAAAGATTCTTGTCTTCTGGAAAGTCGCTACAGTAGCTAATGAAATCAACCCAGTCGCGACCGGTTATTTTTAAATGGCCTACTAGCTGCCATTTATAAGCAGAGTCGAATGATTGCTTTACGATGCGCGAATAATGAACAGATGGAATAGCTGATTTAATCTCAATTATTCCGTTACTACCAACAAGGCCATCCGGTGATGTTCCTGTGTCGCCATCCTCGAAGAATCCGCCATTGGATACATCACAGAAATACCGCTCCTCGTAAGCCATTCGAGCTAGTGGCTCCTCTTCGTGACCCCTTGCCATGTGTTCATTTGAGTAGCCGTCGCCCGATGTGCAGCCTGTGAGCTGCTGTAGCGCAATGTCAACAGCATACTTCTTGGCCGGTTCGCCAAATGATTTGCCATAGTTAGCCATGACTTTAGATAGGCTGCTGGCTGTAACCTTACCAGCCCTAAGCAAAAACCACTCGTCAGAGTTTTGCTCGACATCATGAAACATTTGCTTGCTCCGCTATCAGGGCTCTATTTGCTCCACTAACGTCCATGCGCTCCAGTACCTTATCCAGGTTCCCATCACGTTTGTATGCTGCGATAGCGTTAGTCCATGCCTTGCTGTCAGGCTTCAACTCTTGACGCTTCTGCGGTTGATTAGGGTTTATCCTGATGCCGCCAGTTTTTTCACCGCCAAAGAAAACATCTGGATTAATGTATAGCTGCACTGGAATGTTACTCCAATCTTCAACAAAAGAGCTTCCACCGGCGAACTTGCTGATCATTTTGGCGTTTTCTACGTTAAGGCAAAGAGGCTTAATCTTCTCCTCAAAGTAGGCAATATTGTGATTTCCTTTGCGCCCTGCAACCTTCACTCCGATCTCTTGCTTAACCTCTCTGATCGTGAATACAAGAGGGTTTTTAGCCTCCACTAAGTCCTCAAGATCAGCAACTCCAAGGTGATCGCTTTTAAATACTTTTCTATAATGTGTTTTGCTCATCTCTCTTCCCTTCCATTAACTGTTTATATTCTTGGTAGCCCGTATATTCTGAGCTGCCCGGTAAAAATGGCGTCCTATCACTGAATCCGCCGTTTGTCTTAAGCTCAATTATTCCCGCTTCATACCCCAACATCCTGCCGTGATTATTTGCTGTTTCTGTCATTATTATCATCAACCACAATACCTCGCTTAAACTGATGTGCGGCTACTGCAGAGCGCGCGCACAACGACTCAATCAACTGGAAACACTCTGTTATAGCCTGCCCTCTTGTTGGCATATCGGCTAATAGAGGCCTTCCAGCTATCATTTGGAATGCGCTATAACTGCCACTGCTGTTGCGTTTGATGATCATTGCTAGTTACCGCCTTTAAAGTTTTCTACAAAATAGCCCACTTGACATCTGCCAGCTACTCCAGCCCTAAGAAGATTTAACTCGTGTTCTTCTTGCCGGCTTCTATCAGGCAATGGAATTGACGTGATTTCTTCTATTCGATCCATATCTACCGGATCAACATCAATTGTTATTTTCATTTCGCCGCCCTGTCATCAAAACAACATCCAACATAAAAGCACACATCGCTGAACGAGATAACGCCCCAGGTGTACTCCATCAAATAGGCTTCAATAAACTTTTTACCATGATCATTAATATTGGTCATTTCGCACCCCTTATTAGCTCAATATCTTCGTCAGTCATTCGATGCATCACCACGCTGAACCGGACATTTACATTGTCTTCCCAATCAACCTGAATACTTTCATCGGAGTGGCTGTACATGCCCCGATAATGACCGCCACTCTCTTCTTCTAGCTTGTCACGAACCTGCTGAATGTCTTTGGCAATGAATGGGCTGTCGTCTTGGTCTGAGTAAGTGCATATATACATGATGCTTCCCGTTGTTTTGATTTGTTAAGTTCAGATTACACTCAAATAATTAAACTGTCAAATACAATTGACATATTAATTAATATAAATTATCCTATTGATAAATCAGATGAGGCTGGGATTATGGAATTAAAGTTTAAGACAGTTGGGCTTGAAGAAGTTCTAAGGGATATGACGGTGACGGCTGTGGCTAAATTGCTAGAAGTATCGAGGCCCACGATATATGCAATGCTGGATGAAGGGCGTTACGTTCGATTCAGAAAGGTTAAGGGTGTGTACGAGGCCTATGAAGTAACCAGGCTTATTTAATAAGGGGAGTGATTATGAACGACCTAGCAATTAAAGTTAAAGACGTAAAGGAATTTGTAAAGAGTGAGCGCGCCCTATACGCATCCTGCAAAGGAAAAAGGTTTTTTGTCGCGTTACACGCTGGCCCAAATGTTAATCGGTATATTGTAGAGTTGGACGGTAGCCCTAATGGCTTTACAAAACTTGGTGATGCCGTGAAATTCTTTAATAGCGCTTACATGTGATAACGGGGGAGATTATGAGAAATTTTGACTACTGGATTGTATACGGATTAATCAGCAGCAACCTCGTATGGATAAGGGTTGCTGGGCTTGGCTATGGATTAGCAATAAAGAAAACGCCCATGTTGTTTAGTGAGCGCAATGGGCTCGTTAAGCATTTACCTTTACCTTTTGGGTGGCGAGCAGTGTTTTTAAAGGCTACTGACACCTAACCACCCCCCAACAACTTATGCGCTATATGCGCTGATATGGAGTGAGAGAGATGAAAACTTTATTGTTCGTTGTTGTTTTAACTTTATGCTACTGGCCGTTTTCCGCATGGATTCGAGATCAAAGCATTTGGGAAGGACTGTTGCACGGGATATTAGTCGTTATTATTTGTGGCATTGTTGGAGTTTTCGCTGGGAATATTCTCAATCGTAACAACTAATCCCCTAAACGCAGTAATAGATTAATAACTGAGGATTTGAAGATGAAGATTGAAGCAGGTTGCAAAGCAGTAATTATAAATAGCTATGCTGGAAATGATGGATTAATTGTTAATGTTATTAAGCATCTTGGAAAAGTTAAATATTACTCCAGTGAGTACGGTGATCGATGGGAAATTGATGCCACGATCAATGATACTGATGGAATTAAGCACAATCATATTTGCGTGGGTCAATTAAAACGAATTGATGACGACGCAAGAAAAGTCACATCATGGGATGCGCTAAAAGATATTTATGTACCTCCTTCTACTGTTGGCGCGTAACACCATGAACGAACTATATTGGATAGCAGCCACAGAAGTTACTTGTTACTTCTTGCTGCTTTACCTGATGATAACGGATAACAATCGTGAAAATTGACGTGATAAAACAGGCTGGCGGGTTGTTAGTGCCTGCTTCGGATATGGAGGCCGAAAGAATGATCAGGTTTAAGACCGGCGAGCATTATCAGATTGATATTAAGCTCACTCGTAACCCTGCTTTCCACGGCAAAGTATTCGCATTCTTTAATTTCTGCTTTGAGTTCTGGCGCGGCGACAACGAGTTCCAGGATGAAAAGAAGCAATTCGACGTATTCCGTAATCATTTAACAGTATTAGCCGGGTTCTATGATTCTTTCGTCGGAATTAATGGCGATGTGCGTATCGAGGCGAAGTCACTAGCATTTGGTAACATGGACCAAGAAGAGTTCGAACTGTTCTATAACGCAGCGATCCGGGCCGCTATAAAGCATATCTTCAAGACGGATGATGAAAACACACTTAATCAACTAATGAGTTTTTTCTAGAGGGATAACCAATGAAAACTTTGATATGCGAACTATCTCATGGGCTTCATCACAAACCTTTGCGCCATGACGAGCCAATACCGCCTCACGATGAGCTCATAACATATAAATGCTCAAAGTGTGACCGAACCTGGCAGGATACTGATATTGAGACGAACATATGGGCCCTGCTTGTTATTCCTGTGGGTGTGTTGGTGTTGGTTATCCTGGCAATCAGTGATTTTGTGTGATGATCGAGATCGATGCGAAAGTGATAGACTGTAGTTCACCCAAAACCGGCAGAATAGCGCTGATAATCGTTGATTTGCATGACTGCATGCGCCCAGTTACAGGGGTTGTTGTAAAGTGGGACGACGAAACAATATCAACAATCAAAGCTGATCAGTTAGTTGATCGTGATGGATTTCTGGAGCTGATACCATGAGAGGCAGAAACGCAAACGCAGAGGAAAAACGGTGGATGTCTCAAGTCCAAGACTTGGGCTGTTGCGTCTGTCGTAAGCACTATGACCAAGACAGCCCTGCTGAGATACACCACACGACAGGCAAGACGATTGAAGGCGCTCACTTCCATGTATTGCCATTATGCCCAATGCATCACCGCTTAGCCTGCTGTAATGGCACTTGGGCTACTCGTCATGGCCCAGGCAGGAACGCTGGCAAGTTTCTATTTGAGCAGGCATATGGCACTGAGCAAGAATTATTGGATTATGTAGTGGAGTTGATTAATGGCTAAATATCGGCAAGCAGCAAAAGTTGACGCTAATCAGTCAGATATTGTCGATGACTTGAGGTCTATCCCTAGCATAACTGTTGAGCTAGGGCATGATGACATACTCGTAGGCTATCAGGGGCGCACGTACTGGTACGAAATAAAGAACGGCAAGCCAACCCCCAGCAAGATAAAACCGGACCAATACAGGCTATTAGAGAGCTTCACAGGGCATTATAAAATAGTGTGGACTACGGAAATGATACTAGAAGATATTGGATTGATTAATATAGGTAATTAGTTATACTGATAACGTGTAGGAAAGATCGACCCGACTGCAGTACCCTGTTCAATCAAGCTGAGAAGTTGTCAGCTTTGGAGGTGATCATCTCCGGTTAATTCCGGGTTCCTTGTTAGGCTCTCCCCCTAAGACCAGTAATAATGGTCTCCTTGGCTCGGTTATGATGTACGAGCCTTTTTTATGTGTGCTATCTCGCTAGGGCGTCTTGGTGTATTTCTTCTAAGAATCCATCCAGAGTAGGCTTGTTATCTTCACTGAATTCATCACGGCAGGCATCAATAATCATCAAATACAGTCTAAATATCCTGCGATCATGATCAAACCCCTGAATTACCTCTCGCTTAATAATTCGTTTTACAAGCCACAGTTCAACAGTATTCATATCTTCACCTATTAGTTAATATAACCGTGTATACCGATGGTTGTTATTCGTATAGTTTTGGAACGTTAGATTCGGGTCTAAGCCTTTTGTCTGCTTGGTATCTAGCCTTTCTCGCAGCTGCCCACCATATCCAATGCCTGAATATAAGCCCGAAAGCATTACTATCATCAACATCAACAAACCACGCACCATTAGAAACCCATAATTCTCTACCCTCTCTATCGGCAGTACAGCAATGTCCGCATAAGGAATTATAACGAAATTCCCACTCTCCATTCCTGAGCTGCTGGATAACTATTTTCGCATTCTTAAATTTACTTACTTTCATAATCCTCTCCTGCTGTATGGCCGTTAAACGGCTGAACGTAATTTATATGCTCTTAATAACAGAGCATGTTTTGCTAGCGGGTTTAGTTGTAATTGTGCGACTCGTTCTATTTCGTCAGCTTTTGCAGCTTTGTAGGCGGCTTCGGCTTCTTCTGGGGTTTTGTATAGGCCTAGGAACTTCTTTTTCCCATTAATTCTTAGGTCAGCTTGGAATAGTTTTTTTCTCTTGTGTAAACAGACACCTTTAGGATGCTTGCCTCTTTGTGCAGTTTGATTATTAAGCAATTTATTTGTGTGTTGATCGATAAACACGCAAGATTCTGCGCTGTATATTTTATTATCTGGAATGAGAATATCTTTATCTAAGCACATTCCTTCCCAGTATTTAGTTTTCATCCATTTCTTAAAATTAGAAAATAGTAACCATTCGTCAGCTACAGTGCAGCCACGATACGTTGGCCATCTTTTTTGATATTTATCTGAATAGCATCTCTCTAGCATGTTCACCCAGACTTGATAATACGGACACACGACCTGACTGCCACGCACAACCGGACTAGTTACATAATCAGAATCATTGATTCCGACTCCATAAAGAGATTTTCGGAGAGAAATAGATATTTTATTAGCTGGTTTTTCTACGAATGAACTCATAATAATCCTCTTTGAACAATGCCCTGCTGATAATAACCGGCAAGGGGATGATCTAGGTGATCAGAACGGCTTAAGCACAAGGCTTCAGGGCACCGATCAAAGAGGACTAATTGCTTCCCCTATACTTTTTCGCTTATCAGAGCGATCTGTATTAGAATATTCGCATGTAGAATAGTATGCAAGTATTATTTTATGGAGG